GAGGCACAAAGGAGACGAGAAAGCTGCATGGATGACGAAGAAGTATATAGCCTAGCAGTGCATTATTGGGATGAAAGTAACGAAGATTTAGGAATAGCAGCATCAAAAAAGAAAAAAAGCAAGACAGAAGAAACTAAAGCAGAGCAACCAAAAGAAGAGAAGAAAGCAGAAGAAGTACCAAAACACAAAGATGATGATATTGTTATGCGATATCAGGGAAGGGATATTACATACAAAGAATTTATAGACAAGTCATATTTGAAGTCGTAGGGAGGCGGAAATAATGGCGTACATGAATACATGGTTGAAAGATTTAGTAAAACGAATGGAAGAAACTTTCACACTTTCAAAAGACTGGAATGAGTTTTTATATCAAGTAGAGCAAAATCACAATATCATAATAAAAAATCAAGGAAATATGTATTATTGCACAAACTGTCAGCAAACTTTTGAAAATAAAAAAAGTAAAAATCAATATGGGGAAATGAAATGCCCAAACTGCAAAATAGAGTTCAGAGTTAAGAGCAATAAATTAAAACATTTTGAATACAGAGATACTGTAATGATGCTAGACAAAGTAAAGGATCATCTAGGGAAAATACAACTGATTGTACGAGTATTTGAGATGAGATCAAATTATAATGCAGAAAGACAAGAATTTGAACATTCAACAGTGGAATATGCTAGAAGATTAGTCTATGAAGAGTATAGAGAATTACGAAATGAAAGAATACAACCAGGAGTTACATCCTTTTGTGTAAATCATTCTATGAACAATGATGGAAAATGGAGATTATATTCTGGATATTGGTATGAAGCACCATTATCAGGATATGTCTATATCAATAATCTAAAAAAAATCTTAAAAGACACAGAATATGAAAATTCAAGATTGTGGGACGCCTTTCCAGATAATACAAGAGAATATAATAATATTAAAAGTTTATTATACCAAGCTAAAGAACCGAGTTTCGAAATGTTAATAGAATTAAAATTGTACAATTTGGCAATGGACGCATATAAATTTGAGAATAAAGGCAGTTTCAAGAAAATCTTCGGAATAGGCAAGGATTATTACGAGTTCATAAAAAAGCACAATTTAGATTATTCAGAATTAAAGATGCTTAAATTATATCCAACAAAAAATATTAGAACATTGAGATTTTTAATGAAACACAAATACGTATTACAAGAAATACAAGAATATACTTCTATCGATAATTTTATAAAATACTTTAGAAAAAAGCATTTATCAGATGCGCATCTATACAGAGATTATCTAGGGTTTGCTAAAGAATTAGGATTTGATTTGAAAAATAAGAAATATTTATTTCCAGATAGACTAAAAACTATGCATGATAAATACATGAACCAAGTAGAAGAACTTAGAAATGCCAAAACACTTGCAAAAATAAAAAGAAGGGCAGAAGAATTAAGCAAGTACATATTCAAAAATAAAGAATTTATCATTTTTCCAGCTAATAGCATAGAGGCTCTAATTGATGAAAGTTTACAGCAATCTAATTGTATTAAGAACTATACAAATAGATATTCAAATGGAAAATGCGATATTTACTTTATGAGAAATGTAAAAATGCCCAAAAAATCATTAGTTACAGTTGAAGTTAGAAACAATAAAGTTGTTCAAGCAAGAATTAAAAACAACGAAAAAATTACCAAGAAACAAAAAGAATTTTTAGATATATGGCAAAAAGAAGTATTACAAAAACAACCAATAATTCAAAAGAAAGGAGCATAGCAAATGTCAAAAGATGAAATAATCAAAAATTGGAAGAGTGGGAAAACGGTCCAACAGATAGCAAAGATTTATACAACAAATCAACTCAAAAATGGGGTTAAAATAAAGCCAGAAGAAGCACAGAAACATGTAGAAAAAACTATTCTCGAGTATCAGAGAAATCGATAAAGAAAGGAGCAAAAGCAAAAATGGATATTTCTTTGCTAGATGAAACAGAGAAGTTACGAGCAGAATTAAAAGACATAGAAAAGCGATTAAAAAAAATCGAAAAAAGAGAAAACACAGAAGTAACCGACAGCGTTACAGGGAGTAGTAGCGAGTATCCATATACAAAACACAATGTTGTTGTAAAAGGGGTTGAGAACTCCATTTATACAAGAAAATTTAAGAATTTATATAAAAAACAACTAAAAAGCAAAAAAAGAGAGCTTGAAAAGAAAATAAACAAAATAGAGTATGATTTGAATTATATCCAGGATAGTGAAATTAGACAAATTATACGATTGAGGTATGAAGATGAGATGAGCGGGGTACAAATAATGCATGAGATGGGGTATAATTCGGAAGAAAACGCAAGAATAAAATTAAAAAGATATTTCAAAAAAAATTAAAAAATTTTCAATTTGTACGGTTTGTACGGTTAAAGGATGCTAAAATGGTATTAGGTTGAAAGTTAGTCGTTCATAACAAGAGTTTATGAACAAGCCCAAGACTACTCCTCTTTTGTAAAATTTTATTTATGAGAAGAACTTATCGCGAAAACGATAGGTTCTTTTTTATATGCACGAAAGGAGAAATACACAAATGAAAACAAAAACGATATACGAAAGTTTCATCAATGAAATATGTGCCAATTGTAAAAATCATGATAAAGATCTATGCAATATCACAAGGAAAATTGATGGAAAAGTGGGATGTGCATATTACAAAAAAGATAAAAAACTAAAGGGTTACGAGGAAAAAGTAAAAAGGAGATATAGAAAATGATTTTGAAAATATTATCGATCTTATTTGCGATAATACTACAGTTCAAAGAGTAGGTGAAGGAGGATGGCAAATGAACAAAATTTAATGCCAATTGAATTAGTGAACTCGAGAAGAAGTCGAGAGGAACATTCAGAAGACAGCAGAAAAGGTGGTAAAAAATCAGGAGAAATAAGAAGACAGCGAAAAGCGATGAAGGAACAAATGAACTTACTTTTATCGTTGCCTTTCAACCTAAGAGACAGTAAGGGGCAAGAGATTAAAAAGATACTTGCTACATTAGGCATAGAAGAAGACGAAATCGATAATCAAATGGCTATGATGATTTCGTTATGGAAAACAGCAATGAAAGATGGAAGAAATCAGGTCGCAGCATTCCAAGAAATCAGAAAAGTCGTACAAGACGAAGACACAGCCAGTGAAAATGACAAAGTACAGATAATTGACGACCTACCAGATGCTCCGTTTGAATTTGAAGAAGATAATGAGGAAGAGGACCAAAACAATGAAACAAGTTAGGTTGAGTGACTTAATAATCCCTAAATATCACAGCACATTCAAAGATAAAAGATATACTCATAAAATCTTCACATCTGGAAGAGCAGGAACGAAATCATCTCGAGGCGGAATAAAGGCAATTCATAAAATAATAAGTGATGATAATTGCGCAGTAGTTTTTATCAGAAAAACACACAATAAATTAAGAAAAACTGTATTTAAGGAATGTTTAAGAGCAATAGACAGATTAAAGCTAGACAAAAAGGACTTCAAAATCACAGTTAGTCCAATGGAGATAAGATATAAGAAAAATGACAATCCAATTATCTTTACAGGAAATGATAGCATTGACGACACAAAAGGAATTATAGACGAAAGTAAACCAATAAAATTAGTTTTAGTAGATGAAGTAACAGAGTTCTTTGATAAAGGCGAGGGAGAAGACGAGTTACAGAACATTGAAGCAACATTCATCAGAGGAAATAATGACGAGTTCTGTATGGAATACTACTTTAACCCACCTAAAAATCCAAAAGCACCAATTATGCAATGGGTTGAAAAAATGTGCAAAAGAAAAGATTGTATTCGCATACATACAGATTATCGAGATGTACCTTCAGAATGGTTAGGAAAAAAACTGATTGAGTCAGCAGAGGAACTAAGAAGACTTGATATAAAAATGTATAACTGGTTATGGTTAGGGCTATGTACTGGAATAGACGAATTGATTTATTATATGTTCAACGAAAACACTATGGTGCAGGAACCTACAAAAGAACAGTTTAGTCACATGAAATTCTTAATAGCTGGTGGAGATTACGGACAGATGAATGCGACCACATTTGAAGTATTCGGCTTAGATTTCGTTGATAAATGCTTACGAGGGATTGATGAATATTATTATTCTGGAAGAGACGAAGGAAAGCAGAAAAGCCCAAGTCAATATGCAGAGGATTTCAAAAAATTAAAAGAGAAAGTTGAAAAAGAAACAGGCAAGAAATTGCTTGTTTTATTTTTAGATCCGTCAGCAAAAGGATTAGCAGAAGAAATAAAAAGAATATGTCCAGAAGTATCAATACCAAACGCAGACAATACAGTTGCACTAGGTATTAGTAGAGTACAGAAACTTATGTCATATATGAGGTTATTTCTAAGTCCTAAGCAAAAACACTTAATCGCAGAAAGATATATGTATGAGTATGATAAAGATAAATTGGACAAGGGTAAAGAAGAACCGATAAAGCAAAACGACCATTGCTCGGATGCAGAGAGATATACTGTGATGGGCGTGTGGAAATACATAAGACAAATATTACCGAACTTGATAGGAGAGAAGGATTAGCATGGATAAATTAGTGAAAGAATACTTAAAACAAAACGGTTATGAGAGTTGCGTAGACGAACAGCAAGAGACGAGAGTAAATGAATGGTTAGAGATATTTAAGGGACCAACTAAGAGATATAATATTAAAATCTACAACGGCAAACAATATGTAAAATATAAAATAAAATCGTTAGGCTTGCCTACACAAGTTTGTGGAGATTTGGCAGACTTCTTTTTCAATGAAAAATTAGAAATAACAATCAGTAATAAAAGTGTGGAAAAGAAAATAAAACAGTGCTTAGAACAAAATAATTTCTTGAACAATGCGAATAAATTGATGCAATTAGTTAATGCACTAGGAACTGGTGCTTTTGTCTCTTTTCTTGACAATGGAGTATTGAAAATTAACTACATGAAAGCACCAAACATTGTCATTCTAAAAGCCAACGAAGACGAAGTTATAGATGTCTTGTTTTGGTCAAAGACAGCAGTAAAAGGTGGATATGAGTATTACTTTAATTTACACATTTTAGAAGAAGATGGATATGTAATTCGTAATGCCAAGAAATTAGAAAAAGACAATCATACTGAAGAAATTGAAATACCAAAAGAAGTTGCTGAAATACATACATATTCATTCTTACCACGATTTGGTATGCTATTTACTCCAGAAATAAACAACTTTGACATAAATAGCCCTTACGGTATAAGCAAATATGCAAACGCTATTGATGCAATATTCATAACAGACAGAGCATATGACAGCATGGACAATGAGATTTATCTTGGAAAGAAAAGAGTATATGTGGGAACTGGGGCGCTAGAGTTTAACACTAATGAAAATGGAGAGGTTGTGCCAGTATTTGACCCAAACGACATAATGCACTATGCACTACCTGGAGAAGAAAATAAAGAACTTGTAAAAGAAAGCACAGGAGACTTGCGAATTGAAGATATTTCAGCAGCGGTTCAATACAATCTAAACATTGTAACTAGCAAAGTAGGACTTGGACACAATTATTATAAATTCAAAGACGGACAAGTATATGTGAATACAGATAATGTTATTAGCTCAAACAGTGATGTGTACAGAAAAATACAAAAACAACAAAACATTACGACAAAGGCTATTATTAACTTAATATATTCAATAGCAGAACTAATTGGAATAACACAGAAATTTAGTGTAAGTGTATTTTATGATGACTCGATTATTGAGGATACAGATAAAACACAAAAGAAAGCACAAGCAGAATACAATTCCAAACTAATCTCTAAGGCACAGTATTTTAGAGATACACGCAAAATGAAAGATGCAGAAGCATTGAATTTCGCAAAACAAATGAATGAGGAAATAATTGAAGAAACAATCACAGACGGAATAGAAACTGCAGGAGATGAATAATGGAAGAACAAGCCTTTGAAAAAATAATTGTGATGTATTCAGAATTAGAAATAAATCTACTTAATGAGATTGTAAAGCACTTCAAAATAAATGAGGAATTTCTCAACAGTGACAACTGGAGAATGCAAAAACTAGAAGAACTTGGGTTATTAAATAATGACATCGTGAAATATATCTCGATAACAACAGGAAAAACGCCTAAAGAAATAAAAAAAGCATTAAATGAAATTGGTGTTAGTTCAGCTAATATGAACGATTTAGATAAAGCACATAAAGACGGATTTCTTAAAATAGATCCGTCTATTTTAATGCAAAAACAAACGGTTCAAAATCTAGTAAATCACTCATATAATGACTTAACCAATAGATTTTTAGAAATTAGCGACAAAATTGAAAATGCGACAAGGGATGCCTATTTAGATGTGATGGAAAAAGTTTACTTACAGACCACAGAAGGAGTAACATACCAGGAAGCGATAAGAACAGCATTGGTTGAACTAGGAAATCAAGGAATTACTACTCTAAAATATAAAACAGTAGATGAAAATGGAAAAGTAACAGGAATACGAAACTACGATGTGGAAGGAGCAGTAAGACGAGAATTATTAACAGCATCACATAATTTAGTTAATAGTATCAATATGGAGGTAGCAGAAGAATTAGAAGCCGAGTACATTTATTTGTCAGAGCATACTAGATGTAGAGAACAACACTTTCCTTGGCAGGGTACTATTATTAAGCGAAAAGACTTGGTCAAAGTAACAAGACTTGGAGAAGTAGATGGAATGGGAGGACCAAACTGTAAGCACTATCCAACTCCATACTTTGGAACAGCAAGAGGGAGCGAACTAAAGCAAATAAGACAGGAAGAAGCGGAAGAACAGTACAAATTATCGCAGCAGCAGAGATATTTAGAACGAGGTGTCCGAAAATGGAAAAGAAAAGAAGGAATATTCAAAACAGCAGAAGACAAGGAATATTACGAAAAATGTAAAGACAAAGTGAAAGAATGGCAACTTAGAAATAAGAAATTTATAGAAGAAAACAATTTGAAGCGAACATTTTCAAGAGAAAATGTGGAGAAAATGACAAAAGTACAAAAAGATGATATAATGCTAAGCGAAAAAGAACAATATGCAATGAATAAATATATTAGCTCAGATTTCTATGTTGTAAATGAAAAACTAAGAAATGGAATAGATCTAAACGATGATGAAAAAGAAATGGTAAACGACCTAGATAAAGCATTGAACAAAATACCTAGATTTGATGGACTAGTAACGCGTTCATTAGAATTAAATGAAGAACAATTAAATGAATTTCTAAAACAACATGAAATAGGAAATATAATAGAATATCCAGCCTATACATCAACAACAACAGGAGAACGATATAATCGTATAAGCAATGTGGAATTATATATAAATTCAAAAAATGGTAGAGACATAAGAAAATACAACCCTAAGGAACAAGAGATTTTATTCAAAAGAGGTTCACTATTTAGAGTGAAAGAAGCAGAAAAAATAAAAGATACATATCATATTTTGTTGGAGGATATAAATGAAGAATAAAAAAGAGGAAAACAATCCATTTCAAAGTTACAGATGGCATGAAGATGTTGGGGCTAAAGTTGTAAGACATGAAGAAAGTTCAAAAGAAGAAAGAGAAGCAGCTAAAAAGGAATTTGACAAGATTTTGAAAGATAGAGGAATAAAATAAAAAAGCAATAGACATTCGATTGAATGTCTATTTTTATATGTCTTTTTACTTTGTTACAGACGTGAAAGAATAACAAAGGAGCGAGACTTACTCGTTACTCGAAAATAAAAATGGAGGTATTTTATCATGGAAGGACAAGAAAATCAAAACACAAATCAAGTTGTAGGAGGAACTACAACAGACAACACAGGAGCAGTTACTCAGCCTGTTGGAGGACAAGTTAAAACTGAGGTGCCAGTTACTCAGCCTGGAGGAAAAACTGAGGTAAATAATCAAGGACAAGGTTCGCAAGGACCGAGAACCTTTACACAAGAGGAAGTAAATGCAATGTTGGCTAAAGAGAGAAAAAACTTACCAACGGAAGAAGAATTAAAGACATTTAACGACTGGAAGGAAGCACAGAAAACAGAGGAACAGAAAAGACAAGAAGAATTTGCGAAGGCTCAAAAAGTACAGCAAGAAAACGAAGCAAAAGGACAAATGCTTGAGATTATGAAAAAAGGAGTAGATTTTGAGAAAGCAGAATTTATCCAATTCAAATTAAGCAAAATGGATGGGGATTTTACAGAAAATCTTGAAAACTACCTCAGAGAGCATCCAATCGTTGATACACAAAGAGAAACAAAACCAGCAACAACTGGTTTTTCTCAAAACCGTGTAACTGTTGTTACAAACCCAGATAAGGAGTATATGGACAAGAAATATGCCAACAACCCTTATTATAAAAAATAAAAAAGAAAGAAGGTAATATATTATGCCATTATATGGAGAACTTAATGTAGACACTAGATATTCAGCAAGTGTCGAACCAAATTTATATACAGATACGGTGCTAATCCCAGAAGTAACTTATACTGAGGATTATGATATTGGTCCAGCAGGACAAATCATGGTACATAAATTAGATGATGGAGAAGAAGTTAAACCAGGAAAACCAGGAAGAGATTTCAAAGATGAAACACCAAAAGATGATTTAATATCCATCGCTTTCAATAATAATTTCCAAAAGTCTGACAAAATTTATGGTGTTCAAAGTGCAGCAGTGTCATTTGCTTTAGGAGAAATAAAATTAGCAAATGCTTTGAACAAGACTAAACAAGGTAGACAATATTCTGGACTTGCTTGTATGTCAAGTGAAGGAACAGTGCTTGAAGATACTACGACAGTAGTTAAAAACAATGCAGTTAATATCTTAACGGCACTAAGAAAGCAAGTGAAAGATAACCATGGGCAAGCAAACTTCGCTATGGTGTCTACAGATATTTACTCTATTTTGTTAAATATCCTAGGTTTAGCACAAGTGATGGACCCAGCAGTTCAATCTGGACAGTTGATGAAAAGGTTTGGACTAAATATCCTTGAATGTAATTCTTTCGATAAAAAAGCAGCAACATATTACGACCATACCGGAGCAGAAAAAACAGTAGACTTGAGAGGAATTGATTTTATTGTTGGTTACAGTAAAGCAACATCAATCCTAGATAATTTTGAAACATACAGACTAATAGATAGCGAACTCTTCTCAGGAACAAAAGCACAAGTCGAATATAATACAGCATTTAGAGTAAATAGCCCTAAACAACTTATTATTAAAAAACATATTGTAACAGAGTCAACAACTCCAGAAACTCCAGTATCATAGGAGTTGATTTATTATGATAAAACTATACACCGATTACAAGTATTATAGTGAGGAATATAAAGGAACTTTAAGTGAAGACGAGTTTAATAAAGTAGTAACAAGAGCAAGTCAGGAAGTACGAAACAATATCCTAAATAGAGATATTACAGGATATGAAGATGAAGTACAATCAGCAACTTGCTCTGTTGCTGATATTTTATATAAAATCGAACAATTGGAGAGCCACAAATTAAAGTTAACAAGTAATAGTTCAAAAGATAAGATTATTACCAGTGAAAAAGTCGGAGACCTATCAAGGAACTATGCCAAAATTACTAATGTTAAAGAACTAGAGGAAGAAATTTCTAACCAAAAAAGAAAGATCCAGGAGGAAATAGAGAATTATCTATTATTCACAGGATTATTAGATAGAAGGTGTTTATTGTATGGAGGACATATTTAATAAAGATATAAGCATTATAAATAAATATTTTGATAAAACCGAAAAGAAAACAAAATACAAGGTAACACACCTAAAAGGATTTTGGAGTTCTAACAATGGAATATCAATAAATGGAACGCAGCTAACTAAATCAGATGGACTAAGCGCTAACATACTAATTCATGATAGCAGAAATGAGCCATATCAAGAACCGCTAGAATTTGAGAAGGAACAAAAAACATGGACATTAAAGCCAGATGATTATTTAGTAAAAGGTGTTATAAATGATTTTACTTCTATAGGTCAAGTATTAGAGATTTATCAAGAAATATTCAAAATAAAAAATATTGCTAAAAAAGACTATGGAAGTGAAGATATGTGGCACTTTTCCGTAACAGGAGAATGATATGAAGATTGATTATGAGATTGCTTTTAGTAGCATTCAAAAGCAACAAATAGTAGATAAATATGGATTAGAAGGCGGAAGAACACAAAAAGTAATCGATAGTTCGTTTATGAACCTTATGGAGCCATATATGCCTATGGATGATGAGGAACAAATGATAATGTCAATGTATCGTTCTACTAAAGTAGGAAGTGGAGAAATTGATATAAACACTCCTTATGCTCATTACCAGCATGAAGGAGAGAAGTATATAGATCCTAAGTACAAAATAGGAGCATTCCACGATCCAATAAGCGGAAGATTTTGGAGTAGACCAGGAGTAAAAAAAGTGCCAAGTGGACAGAAACTAAACTATCATGGAGGAGCTTTGAGAGGAGATCATTTTGTTGAAAGGATGCTAGCCGACCATTTTGAAGATATTTTAAGTGCGGGACAAAAGGAGATTGATAAATAATGAATGAAGAAAAGAATTTATTAAAAAATGAGGAAACAGCAATTATTGATAAGGTACGAGAATATATAGCAAAATGCCCTTATCTCAAAGAATTTGCAGAATTAAATGTTGAATACTTAGCTGACAAAATTAACACATACTCTATAAATGAAAATACGGGATACAATCCAACATTAAAGATGTTTATTGTTGGAGGAGATATGCAATTCCTATTCACATTTGACAGTAAGTTGCGTTGGAATGAGGATATTCAAAACAATATAGATAATTCAAGGTTTTTTGCAAATTTCAAAAAATGGTTAGAAAGCAACAATAAGAAAAAGATATTTCCAGATGTACCTGGAGCATATAAAATTGGAGCAACGACAAATGGATATATCTTTGCAACAAATTCAAATGAAGCAATTTATCGCATACAATGCTTCTTAAATTATCATGTAGAGGAGTAAGATATGGAAGAAAATCAAAACATAGAAGAAAATGAGATTAACTCATTAAACCAAGAAAATCAAGAAAGTGAGGAAAGTAAAATGCCAGAAATTAAAGAAGAACAACTTGAAAGATTAGACAACACATCACAAGTAGATTTCTTAAATGTAACACCAAAAGCAACTACACCTAAATGGGCTATCATAGGACAAGGAATTGAAGAGATTGAAAACTCTTACGGAGCAAAAACTAAAGATGAACATTGGGTTATCGAGAAAAATGAACGACATTCTGTTGGCGGATACTCATTAAGTTCAGATTATGAGCAAACTGCATTAAAAGGAGACGAGGTATTTGATTATATTGACAACTTAAAGTATTACATGAAAACAGGAACAGATCTTGAAACTGACAAGTTGGAAATAGATAAATACCGAGTGGATGAAACAGGAGAAACTCCGAAATACAGAGCAAGACTTTTCAAAGTTATAATAGTTATAGACAGTGACAGCAGAAAAGGTGGCGAAGATAGTAAAATAAAATATAAAATTCAGCCGCAAGGCGACCCAAAATTCGGAAAAGTTACATTCAATAATGGTGTACCTACTTTTACTGAAGAAACCGCAGCAAGTAATTAAATAAGAAAAAATAGAAGCACTTACTAAGATGTAAGTGTTTCTGTTTTTATTGGAGGAAAAATGGAATATATCACATTAAAAAAGAGAAAAGACATATTGAAATTAGGACTAAAAGATGAAAACGAAAATGTAATAAAAGATGTAGCAGGAAACGAAGTATTTTTAGAGTTTGATTTGGGAGACATCAACTTGCCATTAAAATACAACAAATGTATAAATGCTGTCGATACAGCAAAGAAGAACTTGAAAGGGCAATTCATTATCATAGATAAGAAACCAGACCAAAAAAAAGGAAAGAACAGATTAAGTGCAAATGATGAGGCGAGAGTAAAAGCAGTAAAGCAGTTTTATAAAGACATGGAAATTGCAATGGATATGTTCTTAGGCCAAGGAGGAACAAGAAAATTCTTAAATGGAAAAAGTCCATACTGGGAAATGTGGGATGACATAGATGAAATGTTAAAGCCATACTATGACAAAATGCACTTAACACTTTCAGATATGACAGACCGAATTAAAGAAAAATACAAAGTAAGAGAAAGTGAAGTATTGAAAGATGACTAAATATCCTCAATGCGCCCAAGTAGAGAATAGAATATATAAAATCAACACAGACTTTAGCATTGCACTTCGATGCAACGAAATAGCCGAAAGTGATGTTTCAGATAACGAAAGAGCATTAGCAATTTTATATTTACTGTTTGGCGATGATGCTTTGGATAATCCTCGAGACTGGAACAAACTAATGAATATTGCACTAAAATATCTAAGTTGTGAAAAAGACACACAAGAAGTCGAAAAAAACCAACAAGAAGAAGTGAACATGGATTTTCAGCAAGACTGGAATTACATACAGGCTTCTTTTTTTAGTGATTATCATATTGATTTATCTAAAACCAAAATGCACTGGTATCAATTTTACGATTTATTATGCGGATTGACAGAAAATTGTATATTCAACAGAGTGCGATTTGTTAGAGATTTTGACATATCACAAATCAAGGACAGTAAAGAAAAGAAAAAATGGAAGAAACAAAAAGAGCAAGTAGCGTTAAAGAAAAAATTACATAAGGAACCATACCGTAAGACTTCGGAAGAGAAAAGACTAGACGCACTTTTCAGAGAACAACTAAAAGGAGGTTAGAATGGATGGTTATTTGAAAATAAAAACTAAAATAGACAACTCGGGAATTGACAAAGATGTATCAGAACTAGAAAATAAAATTAAAAAATTACAAAAAGAGAATACAAATAAAAGTAATGAACGAAGTTCATTACAAAACGAAATAAATGAATATGAAAAATTACAGCAACAGGCTGACAAATATAGACAAGAAATTAAAGAACTAACGAAAGAAAAGCAAAATCTATCAACAGGACAAGTTGGTGGACTTAGCAATACTAAAGTACCAGAATATTCAAAAATAAGCCAAGAAATCGATAAAGTTAATGTTAAGTATAAACAGATAACAGCGGAAATCGATAAGCAAGCACCTAAGATTGATAAGGTATATACAAAACTTGCAAGAATAAAAGATAAGCAAACAGAAAACAATACGAAGATAGAGCAATTTAAGAAAAAAATAGAGCAAATTAAACTAGACAAAGTAAGAAAAGAAATGGACACCGTAGGAAATAGTATTCAGTCAAGTATTGGCAAAATCGGGAAAATGGCTATGGCTGTTGTAGGAATAAGGTCTGCATGGATGTTAGTAAGAAGTGCTATGAATGCGGCTAAAGAATATAATCCTCAAATAGCAGCAGATTTTGAGTATATGAGGTATTGTTTAGTAAGTTTAGTTATTCCAGCAGTTCAAGCACTAATTAGATTATTATATACAGTGCTTGGTTATGTGAATGCCATTGTGAGTGCATGGTTTGGAATAAACCTGTTTGGAAATGCTAGCGTGAAGAATTTTCAAAAAATGCAGAAAAGTGCTAGTGGAACAGCAAAAGCAGCAAAAGAAATACAGAAGTCACTACAAGGCTTTGATGAAATGAATGTATTATCAGACAATGCTTCATCATCTGGAGGTGGAGGAGTAGCAGGAGCAACGCCAAGCACAGATTTAAGTATGCCGCAGGGAGAAGTTCCAGCATGGTTACAATGGATTATTGACAATAAAGACATTGTTATTGCAGCATTAGCAGGAATAGCCGGAGGATTACTTGCGTTAAAACTAGGATTTTCAGGAATACAATCGCTTGGAATTGGAATTGCAATAATGGGATTAGTCAGCTTAATTCAAAACATTATGACCTTCTTGAATGATCCAACTTGGGAGAATTTCTCAAATGTATTACTGAGTTTATCTGTTGTTCTAGGAGGAATTGCATTGGTTGTCCGGAGGAACATTAGGGGTTACGATAGCACGGAATTGCAGCAGCAATAGCACGGGATTGCCTTTATTATCCAGGGAGTTATAGATTATTTGAATGATCCAACCTGGGAAAATTTTATGACAATCCTTGCACGGAATTGCCCTTGTTGTTGGAGCAGTATTACTTCTTATTGGTGGAATACCAGCGTTAATTGTTGGTATTATTTTGTTGGTTGCAGCGATAGGTCTTGCTATTTATAAACACTGGGATGAAATAAAGGCATTCTTGGAGCCAATAGGACAATGGATTTATGACCATATAATATCTCCAGTTTGGAATTTCATAAAGGGTGCATGGGATTTAATCGTGGAAAGTGTTAAATCCAACATTCGTGTTATAGAACGGAATTTTTACGGCTTTAACTGGAATTTTGATGGCTCCTTTTGAAACTGTCTGGGAATTGGTGCAACGGAGTTTTTGGTCGGAATTTCAGATATTATTCAAGGAATAGGAAAAGTATTTACTGGGATTTTCACAGGCGATATGAAGATGGCACTAGAAGGTTTCCAACAAATATTTCAACGGAATTTTCAATACTTTGTGGTCAATAGCAAAAGCACCATTAAACTTAATTATTCGTGGAATAAACTCTTTAATTCGTGGAGCAAATAAAATACACTTTGATGTTCCAGACTGGGTTCCGGGCTTGGGAGGAAAGACCTTTGGCTTTAACATAAAGGAAATTCCATTGTTAGCAAAAGGAACCGTAGTAAGAGGACCAACACCAGCAATTATAGGAGAAGCGGGAGCAGAAGCAGTAATGCCATTGGAAAATAACTTAGAGTATTTGGATTATATTGCAGATAAGTTAGCAACCAAAATAGGAGCAAATGGTGGAGGATATTATATTCTTAACATTGATGGAAGAACTGTACAACGAGGAATGGCTAAAAGAAAGCAAGAACTTGCTTTTGCTAAGAACGGAGGATAAAAATGCTAATAAATAAAGACAGTTTAATTATAGATGGTGTGAAGATTGCTCAATACTTGACAGAAGCAAAATTTGGATACCATAAAATTTGGGGAAAAGACACAGGAAGAGCATTGTCTGGGGACAATTCAGGAACATTGAAAGGAATATACCCAAAAATAACAATGACTTTTCATGAACTAAACGAAGAAGAGGTAGGAATGCTCCTATCTCTTTTTAATAAAGCAGAAAACAAGGTTACATTCTATAATCCAGACTTAAAAAAGAAAATAGTAAATATGTCTTGTTATTCTAACGATCAGGAAATGAACCAAAAATACTTAGGAAAAGTAGAAGGTTATAGTTCCGCCGTTATTGCGAACAAGAAAAGGGAGCACTATCTATGAGAAATGTAACATCACAATTCAAAGAGGATATTCGTACTTATGGAAGACAACTAGATTTTAAGATAAAAGTAAATGAAGTAGAAGAGGATTTAGATAACTTTAATTCAGTTAAACCATCATTTAATGCAAATCTATTTAAGACTATCATGCAAAGTGTTAAAATCGACAGCAAAAATGCTGTTGCTAAAAAATCTAAAATAGAAATAAGTGTAGGAATAAAGGTAAATGAGCCTACTTATGAATATATAAAATATAATCCCTACACTGTAAAAAGTTGTATAAGAAATGAAGATACTAATTCCTATGAAATTGATGCTTATGATAAAATGCTAGATGCTATGATTGACTATGACCTTGAATTAACAACAAAATTGAAAGTAAGGGAATATCTAATAAAGATATGTCAAAGACTAGGTTGGGATATAAAAAATATTCCAGCCACTTTTATTAACTCAGAGAAATTAGTAGATCCAACATTACATAGAGATATAGGCTATACTTTTAGAGATGCCTTGGACGAAATTGCTACAATAACTTGTAGTGCATTACTCTTTATTGAAGAAGAATTTTATTTGCTTTATCCAGTTGAAACAAATGAAAATATAGACGAAACTTATCTTGATGAAGATAATATTACAATCGGAGAAAAATACTTTATCAATTCTTTAGTATTTAGTCGTGCAGAAGAAAGTGATAATATCTACAGAAAAAATGCAGATAATATCGAAATAAATGGATTACATGAATATAGGATTTCAGACAATCAATTATTAAGTACAAATGATAGAGATTTATATATAGATGAAATGTGGAACTACTTAAAAACTTTTGGATTTTATACTTTTGATGTGAAAAGCAAAGGTATTTTATTTTTAGAAGCATACGATAGGTTTAATTTCAAATTGTCTGGAAATGTATATTCTGTAATTTTACTTAATAATGAAATATCTTTTGACGATGGAATAGAAGAAACTTTATACATGGATGCTCCAAAAGAAACAGAAACCGATTATAAATGTGCGGATAATACAGACAGAAGAATAAATCAAGCATATATACTAGTCGATAAACAAAATTTGAAAATAGAGCAATTAACCAATAAATCAACAGAGCATGAAGAAAAAATTGCGAAAGCAGAGCAAGATATTGAAGGCTTTAAGCAGAATGTAGGGAATATTATTGATTACAAAAGGAACGCAAGTGGATATACACAATTAGAAGTTTCAGATGCAAATGCAGGAAATGCCTTGAATTTTGAGATACAGGGAAATGCAACTTATGAAAGTAATTTATTTCCTTTTAGCAGTTTATACCCATCAGAGAATATACATCTTAATCAACACCTCATTTGACATAACAGCAGTTTTATGATAATCTCCCGTTAAAAGGGGGAGTTGAAATGATAAAGAAAATATTAGAACATAAGGCATATCTTTTTATAGGAACCTTGCTAACAGCAGGAGTAGTTGTAGGTATCACATACAACTCTATTGTAGCAAGTAGCCAAAACAACCAAAATGTATCTGTTAGTCGTTTTGAAAGTAATGCACAGCAGACACAAGATTTTGAAGATATAAAAAATGCTATTGTTGGTATGCAAAGTAAAATTGAGGAGTTAGAAACAAAAGTAGCCACACTTGAAGACGAAAATTCAAGTAAAACTGATACAATCGAGGGTCTACAATCAAAGGTTAATTCATTAGAAAGAAAGGTTAAGACGAAAGATACTCAAATAAGCAACTTAAAAGAGCAGGTAAAATCTGTTGAAGAAAACTCAGACACAGCCAAAATTAAGGAAGTAGAAGACGAGTTACAGAGGACTAAGCAAACTATTGAAACGAGAAATAAAAGAATAAGCGAAATTGAACCTAGACTAGATGAGTTATCAAAGATGCCACAAGACCATTTGGCAATACAAGAAAAGATAAATGAAATAAAGCAATTATTAGAAACAGAAAAAAATCCTTTTGAGATAGAGTCACTTCAACAAAATCTTAAACTTTTTCAGGATAGATATGAAAAAGCGAAGAAAGTAGACGAAGAAATAGCACAGCTTCGAGAAGAAATGAAAAGCCTATTATGTGAGGAATTATAAAACAAGCAAAAGCACCTACTGGTCAGTAGGTGCTTTTATTATGGAGGAAAAATGAAATACAAGATAATCGTAGACAAACAACCAATGACAAATCCTACAAATGAAAAGAAAATATACGAAATTGATATTGAAGAATTAAGATGTAAAGGTAATGTTTATGATAGTTTAATTATCACAAAAGATGAAGATTATGTGATAAGAAGATTAAAACTATCAGAATATCATGTTTTATCTATTTTAGATGAACCAGCCAAGCAACAAGTGGAAGACTTAGATATTGAACTGTTCAAAGGGAAAAATTATATTTATTTAGAGGATATGTCTGGTAATAAATTCAATATAGAATACTTAACAGATAATGATTTTAATAACCAGTATGCCACAAAGGTGGAACTAGGTTCAGCAATGAAGCAAACAGTAAAAGATATTGAGTTTAATGTTACTCAAAAGTTAGATGAATATTCCACAACAGAAGAAATGAAAGCAACCATAAAACTTACATCAGAGACCATTAGTAATGAAGTGAAAAAGAAAATTGGAGAAGATGAACTAGGAACTAAAATAGAGCAAAATTATCAACATGTACAGATAGCCTGGAATAAAATCGCAGAGTTAATTCAGTTCATCAATGGAGAGTTACAAATTCTAAATCAAACGAAACAACGATTGATGGTTCTAAATAAAACAGGACAACACTTCTTTGCCAGTAACACTGAATTTGGAAGTGTTGGAGTAAAAACAATAGACAATAAAAAATATATATCCTTCTCAGTGGATGGAGAATATGGGCAAAACATAAAAAATGGTATGGCTTGGGGAATAACGACTAAGAGTGATGGGGCGTTCTTTCCAGTATTTTTTATTGAAAATTTTAGAATGGCAGGCCAAGACTCGGACGATTTTTATGGACAAATAGTCTTAAATATGTGCGACTTAGTTTTAAGTGGAATTGGTGGAGGAATAATTGCTGGGAATGTAAGAATTGAGGCTGACCCACTAACAAATACATTGAGTTTTACTAATACAGAAACAGGAGATACTTTACTGAACATTATTCCTAATAACGATTTATCTAATAATGCCATAAACATCCTAAATGGAGCAATTAGATTTTTTGCGAATGCAGGAGGTGCTAATACTTTTAAGATAGGACCAATTATGCTAACGGATGATGGTAGTTTTTTGATGAGTTCAGGAAGCATGCAATTAGGCTCAATTAACAATAAGGTTAGTTTTAGCGTATATCCAAATTATTCAGCAGATATTCATGGAGGACTAAATGTACATGGAGATATTTGGGCTAATAACTTTTCTTCAGACCGAAGAATAAAGAAAAATATTAAAAATAGTACAACAAACGCATTAAATAAGATCATGAGAATAAAACACCGACAATTCACAAAGAAGGAAGATAACAAGCATTACGATATTGGCTACATTGCTCAAGAAATGGAGAAAATTGACCCTAATTTTGTTATTAAGCGTGAAAAAACAGAGCAAGCAGAAGAAAGATACTACATGAATGAATTGCCTATCATAGCAACAATCTCGAAAGCGATGCAAGAGCAACAAAAACAAATTGAAAAACTAACTAAAAGGATAGAAGAATTAGAAGCCCAATAAGGCTTTATTTTTTTATCTTGGAAAGGAGAAAAAGGCATGATTAAGTGGGAAGATGGAAAACTGGTCAGTCCGGCAAAAGTCAATGAAGATGGAACGATAACTCCAGCAGTGTATGAAGGTGTTACACCTTTATCGGCATATAATCTTAATAAAATGCAAACAGATATGGACAATAAAATTGTTGAAATGAAAAATGAATTAGACCTTGTCGAGCAGGGACAATTTAAGAATGTAAAAGAAGATAGTGTGGATTTAGATACTGTAAAGAAGACAGGATTTATGTATGTAAATGCAAACAGTTTGAATACACCAATACCAAACAATTCTTTTTATATAACAACGATTGCTCTAGATGATAATTATATAATTCAAAACGCTTCAAAAGTATCACAAGAAATTAAGGAAATGGAAGAATTTGAAAGACAATGTGTACAAGGTGTGTGGACAGAATGGAAAAATAAATCTACAAAAACTATAGAAGTTACAACAGGAGAAGAAACTGTAACAGGCAAGACGATTGACGGTAAAGTCGAATACCGTAAACGAATAAATTGCGGAACTCTTCCAAATGCTACATCGTTAGTAGTAGAAACAGGCTTATCCAATGTACATTGGACAAGAAAGCCAGAAGGATTTGCACAAAATAAGACATCACAGGCAAACGCGATGCCGCTGCCATATATAGACCCTAGAGATAATACAGCAAGTATTTCACTATCAATAATATCAGAATATAGGATAGCGATTGTGGCAACACAAGACAGAAGTTCCTTTTATGGAATTGTAGATGTATTTTATGTAAAAAATTAAACGAAAGGAAAGAGAATATATGGAAGAATTATTAAATAATGTAAATTTTAGTACGATGGCGTGGCAAATTGCTACACCATTTATTTTTATCGTAATTGATGTTATATCAGGTTATGTACAAGCACTTATTAACAAATGTGTAGAAAGTAAGAAAATGAGAGAAGGATTGCTACATAAATTCTTATTAACACTTGTTATTTTACTAGGCTATGTAATCCAATTTGCCTTTAATTTAGGATTTGTGGCACAGTCCATCACAATTTACATCTGTTTAATGGAAGTAATGTCGATTTTAGAGAACCTAAAAAAGGCAGGAGTAGACCTAGGCAGATTAGGAGATATTTTGAAAAAT